CGGCCGTTGAGCCATACCTCGGTGTGGCAGTGGATGCCATAATTCCCGCCGGTGTTGCTTTGCACACCGAGGCGGGTGCCGGCCTCAACTCGGTCACCTCTTGCCACCAATAGCCCGCGACGATTGTGGTAGTAAACGATGACGTCGCCGTTGTCGAGTCGATACCAGACTTCCCAGCCACCACCGCCAAACGTGCTCCAGCCGACATAGATGACTTCACCGTCGCCGATGGCGTGGTTGTAGTAGTGATCGATGGTGTCTAGGCCGAAGTGGAACTCTTTGCCGTAGCCGGGCGAGTATCCGTAAGGCGATGTGACATCGGGCGGGGATGACTTACCGTTCATCCAGCAGTAGCCACTCATACTGCGAGCACCCCGCGTGCTGACCAGTCGATGTACCAGTAGAAGCCTGAGAGATATGTCGAGGAGCTGCGCTGGAGGTCGACCGTGAAGCCAGTCAAACTGATGTTCGAGATCGTCGCGGAACTCTGGCGGTCTTGCGCTAGCCCCAGAACTGTCGCAGAGGCTGCTGACGGGGAGTAACCGATTAAATTGGCTTGAACATTCGGCGATTCACCTTCTTTAAACGCTACCGGGAACAGGACATCGATCGAGAGGCCGGCTAGGTTGTTGCCGATCTTGCGTTCCGCACCAACTTGTACTGATGGGTAGTGCACACTGTTGACTCCGAAGAGGCGCCGATGAACTTTGACGTGCCGGGCGAGGTCGTCACCTCGCTGGTTGTCGTTCTGGTACCCCATACGACGGTCCTGAGTGTCCTCGAATACTTCGTAGCCAGCTGCTGCTGCGTCATCTCCGATTGCCATTAGAGGTCCTTTCTAAGCTGTTGTCCAAGGAATGCCAGCGTCTGAGTCGTTCCAAGCTTCACCGGGAGCGAGCAGCACCCACGCTGTCGAGGGAGTCTCTACGAGATCTCTCGGCTGGATGGTCATGGTGTCATCGTCGAGGTTCCAGCTCACGGAGCGAACGTGCCCCGTGTAGATCGTTCCGTGCTGGTCGACCGTGGCGAACTGGTGCCCGGGGCGTACTGAGTAGTCAGAGACGACGGTCGCTCGAAGGTTCTGCCCCCGACCTTGGGCACGGTTCAACAGCTGACGAGCTGCGCCGGGGCCCGGGTAGGCGGTCGCGTGTTCAACTACCAGAGTCTTCGTAGGGGGGAAGGAGTCGGTGGCTGAATCGAAGTTGCTGTAGCTCGTTCCCGATAGATCAGTCCAGCGGTAAAGGACTACGACAGAGTCGCCCCATAAATCGTCTTCGCGGGAGATGTCATCTTCCTGCGAGATCGTGACGTCGCTGCCGATCGTATTGAACAGGATCTCGTTGTTGTTCTCGGGAGCGAGCTTGAGGCGCCAGAGACGTGCTTCATCGCAGTACAGCCGAAGCCCGGTCTGCTGGACAACAGGGTTCAGGGTCGACCAGAGGATGTCGCCCGCTTTCATGAACTGGAATGGTTCGTCGAGCAGCACGTTGTCATAGCCTGGGGCGACTTCAGCGCCGATCAATCCCAAGAATGCGTCGACGAACTCATACGCAGTGGGGAACGTGCCAAGCTCTTGCGCGCTGCCGAGCGCATAGTCCTGAGCGAGGGCTTCATCAGAGGCCAAGCTCATCACTATCTCGCCGTCATCATTGATGCGACGCCGACGCACCCCGAGGTCAGCGGTCATCGACTGCGCAGGAACGACCGAGCCGAGTGGCGTCGCAGTCCAGGTGAGGACTACACGCGCTTCATTGCGGGGATCGACGATGCTTACATCAGCCGGTTCAACAATCGTGAGCTCAGCCTGAATGTATGGCGTCCACGTTTCGTCTAGTGTCATCGATCCCGAAATCACAGACAGCGGTACTCCACCGACTGTCGCCTCGAGCTGATGGATCATAGCTTCACTTCCGTGAAGCCCGTGGAGAGCAACCACCGCGTGCGAGTCTCGGGGTCGAGTGTCGTGACGACCTCGTCCTGGGGGACGTATCGCATTGGTGAATCGGGCCAGTCGGGATCATCCAAGATGACGTACCCCAACGTGGCGTGGATTACTTCAGCGCGCCGGCACTGCTCACGGTCTGTGAAGAGATACTCGATCGTGCCGGATCGGGGGCCGGCTTCTTTGAACGTCACTGGTGGAGTGACCGCGTTAGGGACCTCGTGCACGATGTTCCGCACTTGCCTAGTGACTTCGTAGCCGATTGCGAATACTGCCGTCGCTACATCTGCTGGGTCTGGTGACACGATGACGCCGCTGGTCGTCGAGTAGAGAGTTGACGTCATTACGGGTTCCTCTGTCCAGGGCGCGGTGCATAGTCGACGTAGATGGTGCGGCCGTTCATCTCGCGTTGAAGATCGCGCGCAATCGCTCCGGCATCGGGTTTGTCGGGGATAATCCTCGGGCCCTTGATGGTGGTCGACGAGAGACCGGTTTGAAGGTTCGTCTTGTAGGTGCCGCTGTTGTCGCTGGCGTACTCGGTCCAGATCTCGTTGAGCTGGCGTTTCTGATCGGGAGCGGCAGCCTGGTAGCCCGAGAGGATGGATGCTGCTGCGTCGACGCCGAGGCTGTTGAGGTACTCGCGGGCGGCCGGCGAGAGGTCAGCTGCTGCGAGGTTTTCCTGGTAGTCCTTGAGCGCTTGGGTCTTTGCGGCCATTGCTTCGAGGTAGGCGGTGACGTCGAAGATGCCAGACTCGGCGTTGATGTATTCATCGGTCGCTGTGGCTGCTTCGTCGTAGGCTTTGTTGATGCTGTTGATGAGGCCAACTTTGGCCTCGAACTCGGTAGCGCCAGCTTCGAGGTAGTTGAGCTGCGCTTCTTGGGCTTCCTCGATGGCGCCCTTCTGTTCGCGCAGCACGTCGAGCTGGTCGTTGAGGTTCTTCTCGTAGGTGATTCCACCGTCGATCAGGCCGCCGTAGGGTGAGTCGCCGGCCTCGACTGACGCTTCGTAGCGTTCCTGCTCTTTGCGCTGCAGCCGCTCGGTCTGAGCGATGAGGTCGTCTAGTGCGGATCCGCCCTCGAGGTATGCCTTCGTGACGTCGCTGAGTGGCGTCTTCAGCCGCTCGGCGATGCGCTTGAGGTCTTCGAGGTTCGTAACGCTGTCGTCGGTTTCGGTGGCGAGGTCTTTGATGTCGTCGACGACATCCTCGAATGATCGCTTCCCGACGCCGCCGGCTTCGATGTACTGCTTCGTGAGGTCGGCAATTCGTTCCTTGAGCTCTTCGGTTTCTTCTTTGCTCTTCGCGATGCCGGCGGTAGCGAGACCGATGCCGATCGCAGCAGCAGCACCAGCAGCAGCACCGACGGGGCCGAGGCTCGAAACGATGCCGCCTAGAGTTCCCTGGATACCATCGGCGAAGCTCTCGGCGGATCCGTCGAACGATGAGAATGTTTCTGCTGCGTTCTGGCGGGCTTCGTTGCCGAGTTCCTTGAGGTCGCGCTTTGCTGCTGAGGTGCCCTGTTCGAAGTTGCGGGACATCTCACGCGAGCCCTTTTGGGTCTCGCTCTTGGCGGCATCTGCGAGGTCTGCAAAGCTGCGCTCGAGTCTTTCGTTCGAGCGATCGATGTCTTTGCCGGCGTCAACGAAACCGTCGGCCATTTTGTCGGCTTCTTTTTGTGAGTCGCGGGCGACGTCGTCGAGGCTGTCAGATACGTCCTCGAGGGCGTCTTCGACATCTTTGGAGCCGCGGAGGAACTTAGAAACGTTGGCGAGGAAGTCAATCTGGATAGGCACTAGCGGCCATCCTTAACATCAGCGAACGAACGGAATCCGTCCACGACGGTACGCACCCAGCTGGCGACGATCTTCGTACCAACGGCGGACGATGCATCGAACGCAACTCGACCTTCTTTGGTGCGGTTGGGGAACTGGCGACCGATGGTCTTCGTCACCTGGTACCTGTTTCCCTTCCTCGAGGTCGCGGCCATGGTTGCCTTTCTCGTGCGCATTCCGAACTCTTGCGCTGGCCAGTTCTCGGCGGGGATCAGGCCACCGCTCAGGGGGCGGCGTGAGGTCGCTGCGCGGAGGCTAACTTGCCGGGCTCCGATGGCCACACGAGAACCTTTTACGAGAATGGTCTCGTCAGCGCGAGAGTTCGACCGGCTGCGTAGTGCGTCGAGCCACATTGGCTTGACGGTTTTGCGGGCTTCTTTGTTGATGTCCAGGCGCACCTGTCGCTCGGCATTGCGCATGCCGAGGATTGCTGCTTGCAGCTCAGGTGAGCGCTGGACATCAAGCATGGTTAGGCGACCGGGGTGAAGGTGCGCACGGGCTTCGTCGACGGGCACGCGATGGTGCTCTCGCCGAAGGTACCCACGGCAGCGCCGACGTCAGGAGCAACGACGGTGATCGTCGCGGTCTGCACGAAGTCGCCGTCAGCGTCGGGGCGGTACGTGACCTCAGCCTGCTCGCCCTCGTGGTCGATCATCCAGTTAAAGAGCGAGTCCTCGTTCTGGTAATCGTGCACGAGAGTGATGTTGCAGAGGTGGTCTCCAACGACGCTGTCGGTGTAGACGGCGTCGGGAGTGCCGCCCTTCCACTGAACCTGTGTCGTGGTCTTGCCCCAGACGACAGTGCTGGCGTGCAGCTCGTAGGTGTCGGTTCCGATCTGGAGAAGGAAATTCTTGATTGAACGAGGGTCGGCTGCGACTTGCGGTGCCATGGTCATGCTCCTTAGGTGTTGAGAGTGCGGGTGCGGATGGTGATGCGGTAGGCGTGGAAGCCTGAGGGGTGCATGTCACGCTCCGCGGCTGTCCAGCCGAGGTAGGTGAGCGGCTGCAGCGCTTCGATGACCTGGTCGAGGCGATCGTCAAGATCGTCGTCTACGAGCTCCGGATCCTCTTCGGGCGAGACGACCCACAGGGCGAAGTCTGTCCAGTAGGCACCGATCGTGCTTGCCGGTTCCAGGCGAAGCCGTAGCAGCTGCAGCACGGTTGTGTATTCGGGGTCAATGACACCGAGGTCGCGGACGTCGTCAACGATCTGCATGGTGTCGGGCAGCGCCTCGGTGAGGGCGGCTGCGAGGTCTGCGCGGGCACCCATCAGGAGGGTTCCTCTCGGAACGGACGCAGCACCTTCATGATTGCGGTGCCGAGTTGGCGCGGCCCGCGGCCTTCGATCTGCTGGCCTTCGAGGCCCATCTCGCCGTCGCCGGGGTTGTTGGCTTTCATCTCGCCCCAGAGAGCACGTACTTGGAGCAGCTGCGCCATCTTGAAGTTAGCCGGCGGGTTCGTGTCAACGTCGGCCGGGAGTGGTCGTGGGGCGTTGCCGGGGGCGAGGATCTGGTCCTTGGCAACGTCGAGTAGGTCGGCGAGGACATCGTCGTTTTTGGGTGCGGAGGCCCACCATGTGCGGATGGTTGCGGGTGTGTGCCAGGCCATGATGTCCTCTCAGAGTTGGGATGGTTGCCCGCCCTTAGACGGGTCGAGCGGGCAACCGGTTCCGGTGGCTACGCTGCTGCGTAGGTGCGCTTGACGATGGCGCGGTTGTCGTGGTCGTCGAGGCGGAGGTAGCTGAAGATACCCACGTCGACGCCACCCTTGGGGATGTTCTGTGCTTCGAGGCGGAACGGGCTGCGCTCGCGCACCTTGGCGGCACGGTTGTCGAAACCGACAGCGTCGAGGTCGTCGAGCGTGGAGTCGTTCAGGATGCGCAGCTGGCCGACGTCTGCGGTACCTTCAGCGATGTCGACGCCAAGCACTGCGTTCTTGAGCCACAGCGGCAAGGTGTCGGTGGGCAGATCCGCGAGCTCATCGAAGAGGGTGTCTCCGAGGAAGATGCGGTTCAGCTTGCCGTAGGGGCGCACATCCTTGATCAGCTGCTTGACGACAGCCTTGACACCGCCGGCAGTGACGTTGGCCTTGGCAGTCGCTGCAGTGAGCACGCGGGTCTTGATGCCGAGGTCAGACTTGCGCTTGTAGCTGCGCATTGCAGCCGGCCAGAATGCAGCCCAGAACTCTTCGTTCGCGAAGTCGACGAACGCGCGGTCGACGTCCCAGCCGCCGGCGATGCGGAAGCCGGTGAAGGACTTGTCGGTCGTGCCGATCTCGTTGGTCGGGATGTCGGTCTTGTTGCCGGCATACTCGTCGACTTCTGGCTCGCCACCGTTGCCAGATTCGTCAGCTTCGCCCCACGTCCAGCCCTTGCCGGTGAGAGACTTGAGGTCAGCGGGTGCACCGAAAGCATCGATCCACGGGCGGGTCTCAGCGTTGTCGCGCCAGAGTTCACCTTCCCAGTCGTCGCGCATGAACGCCTGGCCGGCGTCATCGGCAGGGATGACGTCTGCGAGGGCGAGCTGGAATGCTGCAGGGTTGCCAGTGTTGGCTGCGGCGACGAGCTTGTCGGTTACTGCATCAAGCGTGAGGGGACGCTCGGTCACGATGGCTGCCGGCTGTGTAGCCTGCAGCTCGGGACCACGTGCGGTCTCTGCGTCGACCGGCGGGGCAGGCGTTGCGAGTTCGACAGCGTCGAGGGTTGTGAGAGCGGCGTCGTGCTGCTCCTGGGTGATCGTGCCGGCTTTGAGGGCCGCCGCGAGTTGTGCTCGATTCATGGTGCGGTTTTCCTTTCTCAGGGTTGCCAGGGCGGCGGCAACACTTGTGACCCCGGCGCCAACGACGGCGGGTACAGCGCAAAGACTGGTTTCGTACCAGTCCGCTTTGATGACGTGGAATACCCAGTCATCGTCGATGTCGTACTCAAGGGCTGTGAAGCCGACAGAGAGTCCATCGCGAAGCTTGTCGTCTACCTCTTGCTGAACGCGGGGACGTTCGCCTGGTGCGATCTGGAACGAGGCGATCTCGTTGGCGTCGTCGACGTCGAGCATGTAGCCGACTGGCTGGGAGTGGTCGTGGTCGCGCATCATCTTGTTCGCGCTGAGAGGTTGGCGCGGGACCAAACATCCGGGCTCGAGGATCATTCCGTGCGAGGGGACGAGAACGCCGTAGGCGGTGACGATGCCGCTGAGTGAGCCATCCCATTCGGGAGCTTCCTCTTCGCCTTCGAGATCGCCGGTTTCGAGGCGCACGCTCGCGGGCGCGCGTAGCTGCAGCTGGGGCAGCTCAGTGACGCGGCCGGTGTTGTCGATCGAGGCGACGCCGGCTTGATGCTCGGCGAGGGTGATGAGGCCGGCACGCAGTAGCGCGTCGAGCTTAGTGCGGTTCATTCGGATCCTCCGAGCTTGAGTGGTTGACCTTCTTGCGCTTCGATCCAGGCTGCATCGATGAAGCCTCCGTCGATGCCGACTTTGTAGGTCTCGAAGCGGGTCTTCTGGTCGGGGCGGGTGAGTTCGTCGACATCGACTTTGACCTTGGATCCGCGCGGGGTCACGTCAGCCAGAGAGAGGCGGCCAGCGATCGCCGTGAAGTACGGAGCCAGTGTGAGGTCGATGAGTTCCCAGTTACGCATCGAGCGGTTGTCGTACGTCATCGTCGCGCCTTCGATGGCGGTCGATGCTGCCCAGGCGGGCATGCTTGCCTGACGGATCAGGTCGAGGCTGATCGCGCGGCGCCCATCGATGAGCAGCTGCTGAGGTGCCTGGCCGTGCGGGATGACCTTGAGTCCCTTGGGCGTGTACGCGACGCCGCGTCGACGGCGTGATGCCTGCCAGTTGTCGAGCAGCTCCTCGCGCTCGTCTTTGTCGAGCGGGATGCCGCCCTCGTTGTGGAGTTCCACGGTTGGGACTGGGTTGTCTTCGGCTAGAGCTGCGGAGAGGTCGAGGGCGATCGCGCGTTGGATGTTCTTGCGGGCGTTGCGCAGGAAGCCGTCGCCGAGGGGCGAGTCGAAGCGAATGACATCTTTGGGGTCGACGGGTTTGCGGTCGACGGTGATGAGTCGGCCTTCGCTATCGAGGCCGGCACGGCTGCGGTCGACGATGTTGTCGACCCAGATGGGCCAGCCGTAGGCGTCGCGTTCGGTAACTACCCACCATGTGCAGGGGTAGAAGAAGAGGCTGTCGACGGTCCAGTTCATCGTCGTCGACATCGGTACGCCGCGCTCGGCTTGCTCGAGCAGCTGAGGCTGCAGCGGTGCGGTGACGCCGCCCTTTTTGAGTTGCAGCGAGAGGCGGCCGGTGGTGGTTGCAATCGTGTGACGAGAGGCTGCGACGGTGGCCACGGTCATCGCGTTGTTGCGGTTCACGGCGATGTAATCGGGTAGCGCGCCTAGCCAGTCGTCGAGGGTGATGTCGGCGAGGTGGTCGTTGTCGCTGAACCGTGAGGCGTACTGCTCGCCGCTTACTGCTGCGAGCTCGCTGGTGAGCGGCGTGTAGCCGAGTCTGTGCGCGATGCCGTCAAGTATTCCCACGAGGGACAGCTTCAGCCGAGCGCCGAGGATCCGCTAAATATGTCGGCGTGTTTAGTACTAAATGGAGATGAACGGCTTTTCGAGCGGGGCTTCTTTGTGGTCGTGGAGCCAGATCCCGACAGCGCCGGCGATGGGGCCAACGATGGGGCCGGTCGAGTCGTTGCGGCTGAACCTGGTGTAGTCGCCGGCACGCTTCAGCACGAGGTGTGCGGCTCCGTTGCGTAAGGTGATGCTGTCATCGAGCACGAGCTCGCGATCGCGTGCCATGGTCAGCCATGCTTCGCAAGCGGTGCCGAAGTCGCGTGAGCTCGTGGTGGTGATCGCTTCATCACCGAGGGTGCGGCGCAGCATGTCGGTGAGTCGACGTGTGGGGCCGCCGTCGTCAGCTCCGAGCACGGCCGGCTTCCAAGAGTCGTTGATTTCGACGATGAGGTCGTGCATCCACGTTGTACCTGGTGCGGCGTGGAGGACTCGGTTGCAGGGTGCACCTTCGTCGTCGCGCCAGCTGGCCATGATGACGCCGCACTCGTTGTCGGGGGCTACCTCGTAGGTGATGGTGAGATCGTGCTTGGCGGGGACGCCGGCGGGGTCGCGCACTAGTTTGGCGTAGTCCTCCGCGGCGAAGAGCGGGTTCGTGGCTTCAGTCCAGACGTTGCAGAACGCTCGGAGCCACACGGGCTTGGGCACGTCGATGTCGAGCAGCTCGGCTGCCGTGACTGTGTGACCGACGGCGGGGTGGAAACGCTCGAGCGCTTCAGGGTCGCGGGGGTCGTCTCCATCGTGCAGCGACCACTCGAAGTATGCGATCCGTGGCCACTTGGCGCCGTTGGTGGTGACGGATTCGCGGCCGCGCTCGACCCACTTGCGCATGAAGGTCGAAAGTGCGGTGCCGGCTGTTGAGATCATCCACACTTGCTTGCGGCCGCTGAGGGTTACCTGCGCTGGGATGATCGCGCCCTCGAGCATCGCGTCGCCGAGGATCTCGTCGTATGACCAGAACTCGTCGAGGGTGACTAGCGGTGGTGTCTCGCCGTGCAGCACAGCCATGCCAGGGGCAAAGAGCTTGAGTGCGGATGCGTTCGGGAAGCTGATGCCCTCGTCACCAGCCGACCACCGGTATGCGGCAAGCGCATCGAGCGCCGAGCCTTTGACCAGACTCGCGAGATCCTCGAAGCGCTTGCGGGCGTCCTTCTGAGTTTGTGCGGTGTAGAAGCAGCGGATGCCCGGGTTCGTGATGACTCGATCGAGCTGCACGCTGCCGACGAGGGTGGTCTTGCCGGCTTGCCTTGGGACTGTGACGATGACGATCTCGTAGACGTAGCTACCGTCGGCGTGGTGCTCTGTGGCGACATCGGCAACCTGCTGTTGCCATGGCATGAATGGCTTGCCGATCGCCTTTGCGATCTTCGCGATGCGCTGACCATCGGTGCGCTTGTTTGGGTCGCGCTGCGTTGCGTACTTGGCTGTCGCGGTCACTCTGGGTTGCCGTTCACGAGTGCGTCGAGGAACTCTGAGAACTTCTGCTGCACGTCAGCGGCGAGGGGTGCCGGGAGTGCTTCCAGAACGGCGAGCAGCTGAGCGGCTGCCATGGCTGCAGCTGAGGCGCGACCGCTGCGTCGGCCGGCACTGACGGAGTCGGCGAGCTCGAGCGCGAGCTGTGCCAGGGCGGCGTGCCGTGGCTCGAGCAGCTTCTCTTGCTCTAGTGCGGCAAGGGTGGTGATGACAGCGCGGCGAAGAGCGCTAACCTTGCCGCCCATTTCGGGGTTGAGTTCGAGGCCGGGGAGTTCTACCTGCGTCTCGTGCGGTAAGTCCGACATCGTCGCGCCTTTCTGGTTTTTGCGGTTTTTGTGGGGTGTTTGAAAAGAAATGGACGGGGCTGCGCTGGGGTGTCCAGCGATCATCAACTAAAGAACGCCATGCCGTTCTCGACGACCATCGCGGCGCCAGCTGCGGCTCGGTTGCCTCGGCTGAAGTTGCATCGTCGGTGTGATGGGCCGAGGTTGAGCAGGTCGTAGACTGCGCCGCCTTTGCTGCGCGGGATGATGTGGTCTGCGCTGTTGGCACCAGGCAGACCACATAGCCAGCATGTTGTGCCGTACTCGGTGAGGGTGGCTAGGACGTAGGCCTGTGCCTTGCGACCGCCCCAGTTCTCGACGGGGGCGGTCGGGTCGGCGAGCAGACCAGGGCCGCGGCTAGACACGGTTGCTCGCCTCGATGCTGGGGTGTCTGCGCTCGAGCAAGGACTCGATGATACTGACGGCGACGAGGGCGATGCTGCCTCCGACGAGCCAGTGTGCGATGACTGTTGCAACGATGATGGCGACGTTCATGTGCTGACCTAACTTTCCTCGGATCCGTGCTGAGCTGCACGTGAGTTCATGCTATCCACGGTGCGTCGCTCGTAACGGTCGGCTTCGATGTCGAGGTCGTGGATACCGAAGCGTGACACAGTGTTGAGCTCGTCGGGGGTGAGCTCGTGCACCTCGCGTGTCTCGCTCATCGCTCCGTCCTCTGATCGCCAGCCCATCAGCGCACCAGCTCGGAATCGTGCGGGGTTCGGGCTGGCCAATTCGGGCCGTGAGTGCAGTCATCGCAACAGGGATCGAACGGGCTACACGCTGATAGCCAGTGGTCGCACGCTTCGCAGTTGTCACTCATGCGGTGGCCTCGCTGCCGGGTTCGCCGTGCTCGACAGCATCGAGTGCGCGCAGGTCGGCAGCGTCGCCGGAGGTTTGACGCCAGCCGCGCTTGCCGTCTTTGTGGTGGCCAGTGTGGCCGCGCTTCTTGGTGCAGCTGAGGAAGCTGCCCTGCTGGAAGCGGTGGGCGTGGCACTTGCCGTCGTTGGCTTTCTCGATGACTTCGGCGGCGGTCTTGGGGGTGGTGTCGAGGGTGATCTTGGGTGCGGCTTCAGCTGCGCGCTGTTGCTGCTCTGTCACGGTCTTGGGCGTCGGTGTCTCGCTTTCGGTCGACTTCGTTTCGCTCTCGTCGCTGTTGACGAGGTCGGAGACCTTCTCGTCGCTGATGGTGAGTGCGTCGGAGTTGTGGCCGTAGATCATGTTCATGATGTGCCTTTCGGTAGGTGGTGCAGTTGGGTTCGTGCGGTGATGACGTCGACTAGGCAGTCGATCGCCGCCTCGATCAGTGCGGCTGCTTGCTGCACGTCGTCGGGGTTCGGGGAGTACGCCAAGCGGAATGCTGCTGTGAGCTGGCGTGCTCGGGCGAGCAGCTCACGCTTGATGGGTAGCGGCTGCAGCGCGGCTTCGCGGGAGCATTGGCTGGCCATGAACATCAGGCGGGCTGCGAGCTGGGTGGAGTTCTTGAGGGTCATAGTCCGAGCTTCTTTCCGTGGTTGTGTGCGGAGGCGAGCGAGATCCCGATGTCGTCGGCGATGGCCGCCCAGGTGCAGCCCTCGGCGCGCATCTTCACGAGGCGGTTGAGTCGTTCGGGTGTCATGCGCACGACGTGTTTGCGGGCGGCTTTGGGTTCGGGCTTGGCGATCGCGCGGTCTGCGAGACCGGCGAGTACTTCACCGACGGTGACTTTGTGTTCCTGGGCGAAGGTGTTGAGTTCTCGGTAAGTGTCAGCCCGGATGAACGACCGGATGGGCACGCGGAACTCGTTGCTGGTTTGAACTTGAGCGCTCATGACAGCACCTCGACTGCCGAACTGACGGCGCTCATCACTGGGCGCGGTCGAGCGCAGTTCACGCAGTAACCGGAGGCAGCCCACTCGCATTCGCGATGACCTCGTGCGAAGAAGCTGCAGCGTGCATGAAGCTCTCGCTTGAGCAAGTCGGCAGGGTCTTCCTGCTGCGCCTGGGGAGAGTCGCCGGAGGCGTCCTCGTTGTTCCCCGCGCCTGTACTGTCACCGGTGTTAAGAGCTTTAGTTAAGTCTTCTCTAGAGTGTTGTTCTTTTAAGTGCGGGTTTTCCAGATTACGGTTTGACCGTAATACGGGTAACCCGTCATCTGGAAAACCCGTTAGTGGTTCTGACCTGCGCTTTTGCATTTCGACAGGGTCGGTGAGTTCCCAGACCCAGCCCTCGATGCGACCGTTACGTCCTCGTGTTTTGATGACATCGAGGTAGCCGGCGGCTTTGAGCTCACGCACTGCTGTTTCGATCGCTTCGCGTCCCTCGGGGTTGGATGCGACGATCGATTTGTGAGTCACGGTGTAGCCCTCGTCGTGGCTCATTAGCATCGCGAGCAGGCCGCGTGCGCGTAGTGAGAGTTGGTTGTCTCGTAGCCACTGGTTGGGGATTTGAGTGAAGTTGCTCTCGAACTTCAGCTTTGCGCGGCGTAGGCGGCCGTCAGCCATTCGCTCGTCCTTCCGTTAGCGCCTCGATCGAGGCTGTGTCGAATAGGAAGGCTCCACGGATTCCAGGGAGCTTGAGGGCGGGCTTGAGGTCGCCTCGCTTGACCATGAGCGATACCGCTGAGGGGGTCACCTTGAGTCGCTCGGCGACTTCGGCGGTTGTGAGTGTGCCTTCCATGTCGAGCACAATCTCACATTGTGAGTTTGATTGAAAGGTTACGATGCGGCGTGTCGTGCTATGTTTACTCACAACGTTTAGAGAGGGTAACAACTATGACAATCACAACTGATCGACTGGCCGCACTTGAGTTCACCAAAGGTGACCGCATGAAGCGCGCGATGAAGACCGCGGGGCTCAGCGTGTTCGACCTCGCTGTGTTCCTGGACGTGCGCCGGGAAACCATCAGCACTTGGATCAACGACAAAGTGACGCCGAGCAAGCAGACGATGCGGCTATGGGCACAAGCTACTGAGGTGCCGCTCGAGTGGCTAGAGACGGGTGAATTGGAGAGCCGCCTGAGAGAATCGAACTCTCGACCTTCTCATTACAAGGTGCTGACTTGCGCTGATTTGGGGCTCGCAGCATGAACACCTGGTGCATTGGATACCTCGTCCGTGTCGGCAGTGGCGCGGTTGTCTGGCGCATTGAGTCCTTCACCGACAGCGCAGATGGCACGACACTTGCGCACCTCGAGCGAGTCGGTCGCGCGGACGTCCACACGACCGTATCCACCGATCGATTGAAGGAAGCAGTATGAGCGTCGAGCTCACGATGCTGGTCGGGCTGCTCGCGTCCCTCGCTCTGGGGGGACTCACAGCGTACGTGGATGTTCGCAAGGGTCGATAACGTCAAGCATGAACATCAATCACGATCCTTTGCACAGCTGGCGTCTATGGCAGGAGGCGCAATCACTCAGCGAACGCACAATTTCAGAGCGCGCCAGCGTCATACGCAACCTGCTAGATTTCGCCGGCGCAGAGGCACTAACCATCACACCCGACGACATCATCGGCTTCACCGGCCAGGCACACCTGTCGAGTTCGTCGAAGGCCACCTATCACGCGACCATCCGCGCGTACTGTCTCTGGCTCGTCAAGACCGGCCGGCGCGAAGATAACCCCGCGCTGCTCACCCCGACCCCGAAGCGTGTGCGGGGCGCTGCACGCCCGATCTCGACTAACCAGCTCGGCGTCATGCTCGAGGTAGCGAACCGACGGCGCACACGTATGATGATCTTGCTCGCCGCCGGCGCAGGGCTGCGCATCCACGAAGTCGCGAAGTTCCACGGTCAGGACCTCGACCGCGTCAGCGGCATCATCACTGTCACAGGCAAGGGCGGGTCGACCGCGATGATCCCCGCCGACGAATCGATCATGGCCGAGCAGCACCTATTCCCCGTCGACGACTACTGGTTCCCGAGCTACAACCGCGATCAGCCCCACGTGCACCGCACGGCCGTGTACCAGGCTATCGCCGGCACGATGAAGCGTGCCGGCATCTCAGCGACACCTCACCAGATCAGGCACTGGTACGGCACCACATTGCTCGACGAGGGCGTCGACGTGCGCATCGTCCAGGAGATGATGCGTCACAAGACTCTCGCGACCACCCAGCTCTACACTCGCGTGCATATGCGTCAGATGATGGCTGGCAGCCGCCGGCTACGTGTGCCGGCGGCCGCTTAGCGTCATCCGCGATCTGGGATCAGATAGCCAGCGACTGCCCCTATCAACACCGCCAGAGCGCCCTCTACGCCCGTAGGAACGGTAAGGCCGAACTGCTGCGCGCCAAACACGAGAAGTGTCGCTAGTGCGCCAGCAGCGAGGCCTCCCGATACCTTCGGGCTGATGTCTGATGCTGCACGATGCTTCGGTGTGGTGTCACTCATGGTCACTCCTTGTTTGTTTGGGTGGGTTGGTGAGTTCGAGCTGGTGGATCTTCTCGCGGTTGCTGTCTGCGCGTTGCCAGAGGCGGCTCACGCTCTCTCGAAGTCCACGGATGTCTTTCTTCATCGGTTCGACGATTCCGATTAGCTCGTCGAGCTTGCGGATGCTCTCCTCGTGTCGCTCGTCGCCCTCTTCGCGCATGTTGGTCGTGTGCCCGTTCTCAACCTGATTGCGGACCGCCTTCACCTTCGTGCTGAGGCGTGCGCCGAGCACGATGATGATGACGGAGAACACGCCGTTCACCAGGGCGATGAGGGTGCCTTCAGTCACGAACTAGCCCTTGAGCAGCCGTCGATAGTCAGCCGCGATCTTCCGGGCATTTTCTTGCGCACGGATGTACTGGTCGCGCGTGAGTCCCTTCCACGAGTCGCCCTTCGACGTGCCGTAGATCGCGCCCCAGGCTTGCGCTGTCAGCACATCAGTCGTAACTCGGTAGCCGTCCTGTTTGGCGTCATCGAGGCTTTGTCCCAGAGTCGGGCCCACGATCATAAACTCTCGAGCTCCTTCGGTTCGGTGCACGTATCGAACGTCCATATCGTTCTCTCTTTCATCTGCGGTAATGATGGGGGTGCTGCCTCCCCCGGCGGGCTTCGAGCCGACCAGGTTGGAGATATATTCGTAAGGGTCGGTGCGGCTGTCGCGGCGGCCGTTGAGCCATACCTCGGTGTGGCAGTGGATGCCATAATTCCCGCCGGTGTTGCTTTGCACACCGAGGCGGGTGCCGGCCTCAACTCGGTCACCTCTTGCCACCAATAGCCCGCGACGATTGAGATC